AGCACCCCATGTTGCTATGGAATCTATATTACTAAAATTCTTTTTAATAATAGCAGCGTAATCTTGTGATGTGACAGCTCTATCTTGAGATACAAAAGTAAGTGGAGCGTTAAATCTAATTGATTCTGATGATTCTTGTTCTACACCACCAGCAGCATTTGTGACCGTGACGATTGGATTAGGCACCGCATCTGTACTTGGTACGGAAAATAAAGTTGGATTTGAAGTTTCGAAATCTGCTGATACACCTACTTGGTCAACTATAGTAAATACACTTGCACCATTACTTTCGTTTCCTTTTGTTTTTACATAATCGACAGTAATAATATTATCGTTTATAGGTTTGTATCCTGTAACGCCATCGCCAAAGTATACTTCAAAAAATCCTGATGGATTTTCTTGTAAGAAATAAACCTTTGAAGTTGCATCAACATCTTTTAATGTTTCAAATTTTGAATATACTTCAAAAGCTGTTGAACCTTGTGTTTCCTGTACACGTACACGTAACGTACTTGTATCTGCGTCTTTATCACTTAATTGAAACTTTTGATTTTCTATATCATTATCAACTCTATATTTCAATTCTCTTAATGACCCTTCAACGAGTGTTACGTTTGCAAACGAGTATAAGTTTCCTGATAAAGTTGCTTGTTGAGTGTTAAGTACTACAAATTGAAATTCAACACCATCAACGAGAGTGTTTAATTTTGTACCTCTTGGTAATGTGATACTAGTTGGTTTCTCACCTGATACTCCTGAAACATCTACTGTTATATTTATTACAGCCCTTGGTGATAAAGCAGAACGTGGAACGTATCCTAATAGTTTAGCTCTTGTGACTACATTACCTCTTATTTGAGCTGAGTCTAAAAAAGCTTCATTTAAACTAAAGTGTGCGTTCATAGCATTATAATGAGTATTATAAGCTAAAACATCCAATAGAATATTTAATCCTGAGCCATCAAAATCATAATCATTAAACTCGGATTGTTGTTTTAGGAAATTTTTTAAGTTATCTTTTATCTCATTAAAATCTAACTCTGTTACGTTTAAATTGGTTGCCATTATCTTAACCTTCTTAGTTCTATATCTACACTTTCTTGTGTATTTAAATTTTTAATTGTAAACACTAATGTTATTCTATATGAGTTTCTATCCTCATCATTCTGTATGTTTATACCATTTACTGATACTCTTGGTTCATGATTTGTTATAACTTTTCTTATATCATTTCTTAAACCAATTCTAGTTATAGCATCATTTGGCTCAAATAATCTACCTCTTAAATTTGCACCTTTATTTGGTTGAAATGGTCTCTCATGAAAATTTGTCAATATTAAATTTTTAAGAGCATTTGCTACAGCTCTATCATCTTTTAGCGGAACAATATCTTTTCTGATAGGATGCACAGCAAGCGTTAAATCTAAATCTCTATATGGTTTCCTTTGCGCAACAACTTTAGCTGCTGGTATACCATCTACGTTTTTCTTATCTCCTGAATATCCCGCCATATAACTATTTATACACTTTGACTACAACTTTAGGAAGGTTTCTTAGTATCAACTCCACTGTCTGCATCTGAAGTTGTACCACCAGTTTGTGGGTGAGTATGAGTTCCTAGTGTTGGTCCATTTTCTGCATCAGTACTTATATCTCCTGTTGCATGTAATGTTCCTGTAATTGTTGTGTTTCCTTTTATTGTGACTGTATCATTTACTGAGCTGATATGGAGTCCACCATCTTTATCAATTAATACTGTCGTTCCTGATTTGTGTTTAATGTTTATTCTTTCAGCACCATCTGTATCATCAAATTCTACAACATGACCTGATTCTGTTTTATGTACTTTATTTTTTATATTCTCAACATGAGCTTCTGTTGGAATATCTTTTACCTCGTTTGTTTGTGTTGGTATTGAACCTATAATAACTGGGTCTTGAGCACTTGGTCCATCTCTAAAGAATCCAACAACCCATGAACCTACTAATAATCCATGTGTGCTTCCAACACCTGCCTTTGAAGCTGATGTGTTTGGTAATAATACAGTTGCCCAAGGTAATTTTTCTTTTGGCACACTTTCATCGTAATAACTATATGCTCTTACTTTTACTCTTGAATATAGTGTTGTATCATTTATATCTAATACTTCGCCTATAAACCAAGTAAATTCATTTCCTATATATTCATCTATTCTTTCCATTATCCACCTTCTTCGCTATCAATATCAACACCGACTGAATCTCTAGCTAACGTAACTCTTTGTGTAAACTTTTCTCCAAAGTTATTTTTAATTGATTTAATTAAATACACACCACCTAAATATTTGTCAAACATATTTGCTTCGTCAAGAGCAGCACTTGATGATGCTTTACTTACATCCACTTGAACTAATTCACCAACCTCTAATCCAAAGTCACCTAATATATCCATGTGCATTGTATTAGTTTCTAAAGCGTTGTAATAAGCTTCGCCTTTCATAATTGTATTATTTAATGGTGAGTGTATATTTGATGAATCAAATGACCCAGGGTTTAATGAAACGTAATATGCTTTTGATTTAGTAAGCTGATTTAATTTTAATCCTCCAACTTCATCATTATTTGAAAAGGGTTGAAATTTATTTAGTTTATTATTATCTCCATAACGATATTCATTCTTAATAAATTTTTTATTAAATATATCAATCATCTCAACTTGAGAAGCATATGCACCTCTTTCTATATTTGCAAATTGTGAATAGTTTAATGGTGATGAAAATTTAATAATTCTTCTAGACATTTCATCATAATATTCTGGTGTTCCGGGATTGCTTCCAAAAAAAGCTTTTAATTCAAAAGTTTTTAATGGTTCTTTTTCATACATAGATTTTAAAGAATCTAAGTATATACCTTTTTTACATGTTTCATATAAAAAGAATGGTGTACTTTCTTCATATGCGTTATTAATTAACCATAAAGCTGCATCAAGTGGTTTCATACTTGGGTAAACACCTTGAATTGCTTCTTTACTTGAAGTATTAATTTTTTCAATACGTTCTATTTCTAAATTGTTCTTTAGTAATTTTTCTATATTAGAAGATATAGTACCTTCAAAAGCATTTATAACTTCTTTTGCACTACTAGTGACAACCCATGGAGAAACTACTCTCATTCTATAGAATTGTTTTGATGGACTAAATCTTGAGTATCCAAAAAACTCTATTGCTTTTAAATCGAGTTCCCATTTTTGGTCTTCATCTAATTGTTCTGAATCATTTTGTTTTCTTCTACCAATTGTTAGTTCAAATCTTTCATTTCCATTTAATCTCAAAGCACTTAAAAAGTTTCCAGAATCTTGTAAAAAAAGTAATCCTTGTATGTATGGTGCACTTATATCTTCTTCTATTTGCAAGTCCATAATCATATCACGTATATCAATAGGGTCACTTTGATTTGATGGATACAATAGAGCTTTCTTAAGTAAATAAGAGCTGGGTGATATACCACCTTCTGGATTTAATACTTCGGTTTGACTAGACATTTATAAATTCTTCAAATTTATCCACAAACCTTTCTACGTAATTTGGGTCTACATAACGTATTTTAGAACGCTCTTCATTTCTTTCAAACTCAAAGTTTCTATAAGATTGAAAAGCTAAATCGGAAGATGCAACTCCTCCATCGATGTGTAAAGCATTTGTGACTGGTTTCTTATCGCCATCAAATTCATTATAGTAATAATATGGAGCATCAGCATAATTATATATTCTATAACTATTAACTACATCTGTACTTAATGCACCTCTTATTTCTTCTCTTACTCCACCGGGTTCATGCATATTTCCTAAAAAAGCTTTTGTGACGTTTTGTACTATTAATTGATTCATATCAGTATTTTTCTTAATTAGTTTACCTTGAGCTCCAGATGTTTGTCCTACTAATTGTTCTCCTAATTGAAACTTTCCTGCAATACTATCTACCGTTGATATTTTACCATCGCTATCTGTAATTGTTGTTGTTTGAAGTTCTATTACTTTACCTGCATATTCTTTATTAATATATGCATATAAATCTTCTTGAGACATTGGCCATGAACGATATCCATCATGTAAAAAATCATTTACAACAAAAAAAGTCCAATAGAAATCTGGTGTACCATACAATCTTTGTGATACTAAATCAGGCCTTTCACCATTTATTACTTCATAGAATCTATAACCACTAAAATTATCAATTAAATCAGGCAATGGTCTAACTGACCTAAAGATATCTTTTAAAGGTGTGATAGCACCTGTACGATTTATATCATAATCAATAGTTGGAAATTGTTTAAAATATGGCATAATTAATTACTCCCTTTAGCTGAATCTTTAACACCTTGAGCTAAACCAGCTCCATCGTTTGTTGGTGCATTTGGTGTCAACTTACCTCTACCACTAGTTGTTTCACTTGGTTTTTCCGCACCTGGGTCTATGAATAATCCATCAATATCATTTCTTGTAAGCATTTTAGATTCACTAAATGTAAGACTTATAGTATGTTTTAATCCCATGTAGTCATCTTTTACTTTAAAATAAGCACCGGCCTGTCCTCTGAAGTTAGTATCTAATCCACTTAGATAAGCATGGTGAAATAATGGAAAGAATCTAGATTCATTCTCACCAGACATAAATTGTATTTGAAACATTGCTGGATATTTTACACTAAATCCGGTATCACCTGTTTTTTCAGGATACATTAAACTTCTTAATTTATGATTGATGTCATGTATTGTAATTGCTTCTTGTTCATTTCTAGGTACTAACTCAAAAGATAAACCTAAAGTTCTCATATTCATACCCGAGAATGCCATCTCAGTCATTGGATTTAGAGCTGTTCTTTCTTTAAATAATGTTTCAGCTGCTAAATCTTCTAATGGTCCTATACCTGAGTTTTTTGAAAATCTCAAACCAAATGCTAATTTATCCTCTTCACTAATAGCATCAGCACCACCTTCTTTAAATCCTTCTAATGTTCTAAACTGAGCTCTATTTAATCCTTCATAGTTAGCACCATCTCCTAATGAAATTGATTCAGGTACTGGCAACCCGATTGCAGTATTATCAAAGTT